TTTTGATAAAATACTGACTAGTAGAATTGATGCCACCACCAATAACACTAATCGGCTTTAACCCAAACTTTACGTTTACATTAGCCATTTTAAGCTCCTTATTGCTTCATTATAGTTACTCGGTAGGCTTTGGTTTCCCACCGAAAGATACACGACTTTGCCTTTCGTTATGAATAGGCATTGAGGGGTGTTGTTCCCTCATTAGGTTTTCATCCACGGCTTTCATCTGGTTGCGGGTCTGGTCCCGATAATATTCAGTTCGTTCTTCTACCGTTTCTTCTGGTATTCGAGCAAGCATTAAACCGCCTACACCGATTACCCCTGCATTTTTTCCCTCGTCAATGGTCGGATACATATCCCCAGAATCTGGATACTCATCCGCTCTAACTGGTTCCCAGCCTTCCCTAAGTCTTGAGTGCATATTCGTTTTATCATCCTCACCTCTTAAATGAGTTCTAATCCAACGATGCTTGTACCCAGCGGGTGCGTCTGGCATAGCCAATTTTGACGGTGGTGCCCACGGCTTTCTTCTTGCCGGGGTCTTTGCACGAGATTCACTCTCTCGTGTTATTCTCTTTTCTGCCATGTTTCTACTCCTTCACATATTTAGCATATTCTTCCAGCGGAACATTCAGCCGTTTCGCAATAGCGATCTGCGAAGCAGTCAACTTGACTGTTCTGCGTCCCTTTGGTGATGACGACTTTGAAGCCGTTGTCCCAGCAGAGGCGACTCTGGGACTATTAGATTTTCTAGGAGTTTCTTGAAATTTATGCGGAAACTCCGATCTAATCCTATTATCTAGTTCAGTATAATAGTCATCTGACGTTGCGTCAAACCCTTCTTCCTCAATTAATTGCTTATGTAGACCAAAAGCTGCGTATGTCATCGTTTGATCTTGCCCGAACCATGTGTTTTTCTTTGCCCATTCCTCTGCTTTAGGGTCTGGTTTTGGTTGTGCTTGAGGTTGTTGTGCTGGTGCTGGTGTTGCTTCAGCTTCTTTTGACTGCTCTTCTTTTCTTGTTTTTAGTTGATTAAGACGAGCCTCTTCCATAGCAATTCTTGATATATTCTGCTGTGCCTCATACATAGCGTCAACATCATTTTCTTCAACTGCTTTCCTATAAGCCTCTTTTGCAGCGATTGATTGAGATTGAACTCTTGTATCAAACTCTCCAACATAAGTATTATCCAATTTTTCTAATTTAGATTTTAATTCATCATTTTGTTTTTTAACAGATTCAGCAAATTCAACTGCAGCCTGTCTTTGTTTCTCTTCTTCTCTATACTTGTAAGTAAGTGTAGATATGCGTTTTTTTACTGCTTGAGAATAATCAGAAAGATCGTCTTCTTCTTTTTCTTTTTTTACTTCAACAGCAGGTTTGTTTTCATTAGATTCTGGTTGAACATCTTCTTCAGAATCTTCAACTTCTATTTCTTGTCCTTCTTCTTCGACTTCTTCTACTTTCAGTTTTTCTTCTTGCATACTAAGCTCCGTATGTTTTTATGTCGTCTGGATCGACAATGGTTGCAATGACTTCATCATCATTGATTATTCTAACTTCTCCACCCTCTATCTGGAATCGTGAACCAGCGTAACGACCAATGCAAACCCAATCGCCTTCCTTACACCACGCTCCGTCTTCTCCAAATTTGTCTATATCTTTATATGCAAGAGGTCCCACTTTCGCCACATATGCAGTGACCGTAGCTCTTGCCTCTCGTTCTCTTACTGGATCTGGTACATAAATACCGCCATCAGTTTTTTCTTTACCCATATAAGGCATAACTAATATTCGCCAGCCTGTGGGTTGTGGAATTCTTTGTGTTAAGTTTAATTTTTTTGCTTCTTCTTCGGCTTTTTTCTTAGCGTTCCTCTGTGCTAGAACGTATTCTGGTACTATTAGAGTCATCGTCAACCTTCTTCAGCAGGGTTTGTATATGTTCCAACGCATAAGTGAGTCCCTGTATTTCACCTACCATTGCTTTATAATGACCAATATCAGACGCACTGCCACTGGTCAAGGAAATACTTATATCTTCAATTCTAGTTTGTAAATCTTTTTTATATTTGTTTAAAAAATCTGTTATGTACATTTAATACAATAATCCTTCTTGACTCATAAAATCTTTTCCTATTGGATCAAGTTGTGCTATTCCGACATCAGCTTTTTTACCTAATGCAGTTCCAGAAGGCATTTTAGAACCACCATAAGGATTTTTTGCAAATGAGAACGCTTCTTGTACTGCATCTTTTACTTCCGTAAAAGCTTCTGTTGCTAAATTAGCTATTCCTTTACCTGCAGCAGAAAAATCTTTACCAATTTTATCCATTGATATGCTACTCATATCTTTACTGAATTGATCGCTAATTCCGCTCATTTGACCAAAATTAGCTACATCTTGTCCTGGAACTGTGCCATAAGCTAGTCCAGACCTAGCAGTTTCAATAGCATCTTTAAGTGACATGTTGTAGTCGATATCTTCGGGACCTTTAGCAAGTCCTAGCATACTTGCAATACTACCCGTGTACCCTAATTGGTCTGCTGTAGTTCCATAAGGATTACCTCTACTTATATCAACAGCTTCCATGAGACTAGCTAAACCAGCAGGATCAGTTTTTGCTAGATTATCTATTTGTGCTAATGATAAATTTTCCAAACTGTTTTTATTGTACCCTATCATATCGGGTACTTGACTCAGAGGCATGTTACCAACTAAGCCAAAGGCTTTCTCGAAACCCTTCCCTACAGCAGATCTAGTATCTATTTGAGCAAGAGGATTCATTGAAATATTAGTATTATAGCCTAAACCTGCTAGGCTTGGATTACCCGGAAGACTAGGAAATGATAAATTTGACGGTAGTGTATCAAAACCTTTTAATCCTCTAGGATCTAGTCCTCTACTTATAGCAATTTCTGTAGCAAGAGCAGGTGAATACGTTAAATTAGAATCCCGACCTACATTACTTATATTAGTTCTATTGTCAGTTCTTCCAGTACCAATATCTGCATCAATACTATCAGATTGATTAGGACCTCCTAAACCAGCTGATTGAGCATCAGCTGTGCTTACGTCATCAGATAATCCTATGTCAGACACTTACTTGACTCCTCTGAATCCTAGTCCTTGTATTGCTATACCACCACCACGCATTTTTTTGAAACCCATTCTTTCTACAACTTTAGGAGCTTTTTTTGCTAAAGCTTGTAAACCTTTATTGTCTTCTGGTATTTCTTGTAGTCCGCCAATACTTTTTTTAATTTCTTTAATAGCTTTTTCATTGGCTTTAGCTACACTTTTACTAAATTCTTTATCTAAAGATTCAGTTTTATCTGCTCTAAATTTATCTTTATCTTTCACTATTTTTTTAAGTGTTGTTTTTTTAACTTTAGATATAGGTGCTTTAGGGTTTGTTTCTGAACCACCTGCTTTATATTTCTTTGGCTTCATTACTTTCTCCAAGATTTGCGATCCACCGTCTTTACGACTTCGACCTTTGTTAATTAATGCTTGTGCTTGATTCTTACTTATACCTAAATCATCTGCAAATTGTTTTACTCTAGCCATTACATACACAAGTCCTGATAATTTGTTGAATGAACCCTATGCTTTGATAATTCTCTGTCTTTAGAAACACCAATACGATTACCCGTTCTAAATATCCATTTTAATAATCTAGTCATTATTTTTTCTTTATAACTTTAGTTAATGTTTTAGCTTGTTTTGCATGTAGCTTTGATGCTTTATTCAAACCCTTAATAACTTTTTTTATTTTGCCAATTCTTCTCTTCATTATTTTTTCCTTCTCACCCTACATTCTGGACAAAAATCACCCTCTGGTAATTCAAAGCCACATTCTGGACATTTATTAATAGTCACTATTTCTTCCTTAACATTTTTGCTGCTTGACCTACACCCTTTATACCAAAAGATGCGGATATAGCTATAAATAATAAATATTGATACCATTCTGGTAAAGTATTTAATACTTCAAAACCATTTCTTACATACTCTGTCATCCCAGGAATGAACACCAAAATTGCGGGAGCTAATAGGACACATAAGGCGAATTCGTCTTTCCAACTATCCACTGTAGCATCTGCCATCTTGCCTTCCCACGCAACTTCACCTGCTGCAACCTTCTCTGCAACAGTAGCACGAGCTCTTGCCTCTGCGACTTTAGCCTCGCCATCTGCCTTTGTCTTAGCAACTTTGTTTTCAAACCAAGTTCCAGCTAAATTAGCTATCGGCCCTATTAACGCTGTGAGCACTTGCACTCCTTTTTAGAAAATCTGCTATCTATCCAAACTTTACCATAGTATAAGATAAAAAGCCAAATTGTAAATAGTGTACCTTCTAAGTACGATAAATCATTCCACGCATCTAATACCATATTTTCCATTTACTTACCTTTCGTTGCATTATTCAAAGAATCAATAACATCGTCAATATTTGGTTCTTTACCCCAAGGGTTATATATACACTTATATTGCTTCGGACACCAACTCTCAATCATCATTTCATATGTTCGATTGTTTCCTTCATAAATGCAAGCCATCTGTTTTGTTTTTGATTTTATTCTTTTTTTTAAACGGCATGTTGTATACTTCTTTTTTTCAATTTTGCCTTGATGAATCTTCTGTTTTTTTGTGTATTCTTTTGGTTTGTATTCGTATGCATGTGCTTTGTTAAACCAAACAGAAGCAACAAGTAATGCAAAACCACCAACAATTCCTGCAACAAGAAGCCATGTGATAGCCTCACCAATCTGTCTTCTCATCTGTTGTTGTTTGTAAACTGTCTCTTGACGTTGTTTTCTGATCTGACCTTCCATCTGCAATAGCTCATCATAGGCTCCAGGGCCATGAGTCATATTCAAAAATACCTTGAGCTCGTATCTTTGTTCCTCAAGTTTCTTTTTTGCAGCGTATGCAGCCATTGCCGCCTCTTCAATAGAACCTGCTTTAAAAAGTTTCCCAAAAAGAGGTGGGTTTTTAGCTTGCTTTTCAGCATTGTCAACATCTGATACGGCTCCCATCCAACGTCCAATGTCTCCTGACATTTGTTCAATGTCACGACCAACTGCAAATCCCTGTTTTATTGCAGAGAAAGCTTTTGAGGCAACGCCTACGGCTAATGATATAGTTACTGGATCCATATCCAGATTATATCATAGGTTATTTACCTTTGTTACCCCTTGCAGCGGATGCCATGTTAATTCTGTAAACATTTACATCATTTCGATCATCAGCAATATTCTCTTGTAGCTTCTGTCTTTCTTGAGCTAATTGATAAGCTTGCTGTAGCTTGGCTGCATCAACTTGAAAATTCATTTGATCATTCATGGCTTTACGTTGCAACTCAGCGGTGTCGTTTTCAAGCTCTTTTTTCCTGATCTCGACTAATGGATCTGGTGGTGTTGCTGGTGCAAGTGATGGTAATAGTTCATTTAAAATCTCACCAGTTTGTTGAGCAATCGCTGCTTCCATTGCAGCTGGATCTATCTCTGGAACCTGTTGTCCTGACATCTGTGCTTCTTCCGCAGCTTTTTGAAAGAATACTGTTACTTGATCACGAGCCATCATGCCGACATGATCCTGTACATGTGCCTGTAACATCAGATAGCCTTGCGGATTTGCCTGTGATGCAGGGTTTGCCAAGAAAGGAATATGTGCTCTGACATGTGCTTCATGATCTTGTTCTGGAAATGCCTGTAATGGCATACCTTTTAACGCATTACCATTCTCGGTTGCTGGATCGGTTGGTGCAGCCTGTGGTGGTTCTGGTAATATAGCGTCTATATTCTTAATATCTAACGCATCATACATACGTCTATACGCTTCACGCAAATTATGCATCTGCGGTGCAGCTTGTGCCATCTGTAATTGTGTTTGAGCCAGTGATAATCGCTGTGCCATAGAGAAAATGTTCGGATCTGACACTGGAAGTATGTCCACACGACCATCAAAGTCCTTTTGCATGGTTTCTGGAGGTACATTTCCAACAAAATAAGGGTATGGAACTGGATTTTCGCTAAAAATCTCGGCTAACATGCGAAATTCTTGCTTTTGTCCGTAATGTAGACGCTTATGTATGCTCGAAATGATCTTTGAACCCTGTTCAATCAACGCAACAGTCGTTCCAACAGGTGCATTTGAGTTTACATCTGCTATTTTTGCGTCTGCAACCTGTGCAAAACGCTTTCCAGAGTCAACAACTACACCTAAAAGATTAGCTAATGTGGCTGATGGCTCTTTATATGGCAGTGGGATGATTGAGTTTTTGAGATCTCCGCCTGGGACATCGATGTCTCTGAACTCACCAGGATTAAGAGGCTCATCATCGTTACGAATACGAACACCCCTCGATTTAAAACCTGCTGGAAGATTTGATAAAGTACCTGCATCAATTAATTGCCTTAAAATAGAAGTTGCCGCACGAGACAATCCACCAATTGTGTGCAGTAACCCGAAACCATAAAATCCAAATCCCGGTAAAAATTTAAAGTGTACAAAATACTGCCTCTTTCTCTTTAGTGGGTCTTCTTCTCTAAAGTTTCTAACCACCGATAACACTTTTCCAGAATTTTGATCAATGGTAACAATATAAGGCAACATAACACCCGAAGGATCCCCCGCCATATCCGTGTCTTCAAAACCCTGCAAGTCCAAGTCAATGTGGCATTCCAATAAGGTATAAGAGTCATCAGAATAGTTTGGACGTAATCCCAACAGCTCATCAGCACGTTCTTGGATAGCTCCATCGTCTTCGCCATCGTTTGCTTCAGATAATTCAACATCTCTATAAACTCCTGCTACTTGTAGTTTGCGAATGTCATTATATGACATAGTAACAACATGTGTCACCCTCTCCGCTGTTCTTAAATCACTAGCCGAATACGGAACGACCAAATCTTCCGCTGGTACGAACTTGGAAACGGCTCTCTTTTTAGTCTCATCAAAATAAACTTTTTTAAATGTAGATCCAGTTAACGGCAAATAAAACAACATTTGATCTGTGTCTGGGTCATACTCCTCCATGATTTCAGTAACCTGATAATTCATAAAGTCTTCTACACGCTGTGCTTGATCTTCAGTCTCCTTGGTCGGTGATCCAAGGATCTGGGTCTTTACAGGACCGCCACTTGGTAACATCTCCTTGTACGCCTGTGCTTGAAACTGGGTCACAGCCTCTGACAATAATGGATGTGTTACACCACTGGCACCTAAGAAGGGTTCACTTCGATCTTCGTAATTTATACCAAGTAACCCTAATCCCTTTGCAATAGCCTCTTCCCAATCTTCCCTAGACTCAACGTCCTCACGGAACTTGGCTCGTAAATCTGATGATAGTTCTCCCAGAACTGAATCGTCAAGAACCTCTGCAAGATTGGCTGCATGATCATATTCTTCTGTTTCAACTTCTAATTCCTCATCGCCAATCATTTCAACACCCTCGGGCATTGTTTCCATATCTTCTTCTACTGCAACTTCTATTTGAGCATCATCCTCCATCATTGGTGCTCCACCTGCTCCCATAGATGACTCTACCATGCCTGCTATTTCTCTAGGTTCTGCCATTAGTATATCCTCGTAGTTCGTTTTTTGTTTGGTAACATTCTATCCGAAAATCTGTTTTCGATTTCTATGTAAACTCCTTTACTTGCTCTTACAGCACCACCTCTTTTCCAACTTCCTGTGTCTTTGTATTTTTGAAAAGCCTGCATTAGTTTTCTTGTATCACCATCAATACCCGGTGCATTTATTGTTGGTGGTTTCTGACGAGCAAGACTCTTTTCTAGGTCTGCTGCTACTTTTGCTCTCTCTTTTTTCGCTTGTTGTTCTGCTCTCACAACCTGATTCTTTTTTTCTTGTTTAGCTAGATTTGTTGCTTCTCTGAATTTGTTCTTCTCTTCCGATGTTTTTCTTAAACCAGGAACTTTGTTTTGACCTATGAACCTAACTCGTTTCATAACATCACTATCACCGGGTGCTGCTTTTGCTAAATCTGCGTAGCTTTGCATGTTAGGATCTCTAATTAAACGCTGTCTTATCTCACCTTCTTTCATTCCTGCTAATTCAGCTTCTGAAAAATCTCCAATCCTTTTTGGTGTGTATGCCTCATCTGGTGCAAGATATAAACTCTCGTCTCTAGTTCTCCTCCTGACAGGTTGTACTGTAACTTCTTCAGCTTTTACAGTCTCTCTTATTTTTCCATCCTTGGATTGTATGGTAACAGTTTTTGCATATGGATTTACTTTTTCAACAACACCATCATCTATCTTCTTCGAACTAACAGTGCTACCCTTCTTAACCATAGCCTTGCCCGCAGATTTAAGACCCTGTTTTATTAATTCACCAAAACCCATTAATAATATTCCCTTGCTCTGCGAGGATACCAATTCTCTGGAATCTCTTCGCCTTTTAAATCTATAAAGCCACCCTGTCTAAATCTCATCAAAGCCATCGTCATACTATCACAATAGTCATCATGATCACCATTCGGAAAAGAGGCAACCTCTTCAATAACATCTTCTGCAAACTTCTCTCCATCAGGATACCATACTTTACCCGATTCGAATATAGGCGATACTATATGCATTCTCATAGTCTTATCTACACCACCACCACCTTTTCGTCTACCAGGACTAAACGTAGTAACAGGAAGATTTAACAATCTTAATTCATCAGCCAAAGGTTGTCCACTCGCTTTTGCCTCAATCAACATCATATCAGGATCCCAATACTCATTTTGCTCTATAGCAATCTCCTTCAACTCGGGAAAACTCCACCGACCTTTTTGTGCATCTAACATGATTAAATGCTGATCCCCATTCTCCTTCGGCTCAAACACACCCCAAGTCGTAATCGCACTATAGTCAGCCGTCTCCTTTTTACTATACGCAGTATCATAACTCTGAATTATATAATCTAATCTAGGCGTATCAGATCGCTCCCAACTCTGCCACCAATCTCTCTTGATCATGGCAACAGCTTCCGATGTCGGATTTTGTTGCCACTGGGCATTCCACTTGACCGGGGACAGTGATGCCTTGACCTTTAATAATTCATCAACTTCCCAAAACTCGGGCCATAATGGTTTATCACTAGGTAAAATGGCAGGAAATTCTATTACCTCCCATTGATCTGCCATAGTATCCATCGCCATATTTTGTATCAAACGACCAGTCAAATCCTTCTTCGACCATCTCGTCTGCACAATTATAATGGTTCCCCCCGGTTGTAATCTCTGTCTCGGTCCAGATGTGTACCACTCATATGTATTATCATAAGCAACCGTGGACAATGCATCTTGTTCCGAGTGCGGATCATCAATGATCAATAAATCCGCTCCACGACCCGTCATTGCGGCACCCACCCCCGCAGCGAAATATTCCCCGCCTCGGCTAGTCTCCCAACGACCTGCAGCTTGGCTATCCTGTTTCAAGTCCGTGTTGGGAAAAATCTCAGCATATATGGGATCGGCAATGAGATCACGAACCTTCCTACCAAATCTTACAGCAAGTTCCGTGTTCATGGTAGCCTGTATGATTTTTAATTTAGGATTACGGCCCAGGAACCACGATGGCATTAAATATGACGCTAATTCTGATTTCGAATGTCTAGGAGGCATGTTGATGATCAAACGCTTCAAGTTACCCGATGCAATGTCCTCGAGTTTTTCGGCTATGATTCTATGATGTCTACCCTCAATAAAACCATCATATACATGTTTTGCATAGGATAGAAATTTAGTTTGAGCTTCTTCACGAGTTTCAAGTCGCTTGCGTTGTTCTTCCAGTAACAGGACTTCCTGTAACACTTCTTTAGGTAATGCTTCAAAGTTCATGCCCAAACAATAATATATTTGAATGAAAATATCAATGCTTGTAATAGATGATCGTATTAGTTACCCCCTCTGTCTTATTTAGGGGGTGGGGGGTCAAGTTGTTGCAAAGTTGATTCGATAATCCACATAGTTACCCCACCCTAGTACGCAAACCCACCCAAACGGTCATGTATAGCCAATATAGTTCAGACAGTTAAGCAGCTAGTGTGTATATTTATAATATAAACAACAACAAAAAGGAGTTAATTATGACTATAGATAAACAAACTATTGAGAATTTATCAAAGGTGGGAAGCCTGGTGTGTGAAGCTCGATGCTTACTCGATGAAGTTGTAGGTGAGTTATCTGAAACAATAATATATGGGATGGAATTTTATTATGATTTAGAAGACACATTAGCACAGCTTGAAAACTGCGAGGGTGTTCTTGATAAGACAAATGATGAAAGTTTAATCGAAAAGAATTTAAAACTAAATGGGAAAGAGGTGGAATAAAAAACAAGAGGAGCTTCGGCTCCTCTTATCATGACCGTTGGTACTCCACCCGAGATCGCAGGCTCGCCCACCCCAACGGTCATGTGTAGCAAATAAATTGTTCGCAGAATATCCTATATCGTGTATATTTATAATATAAGAAGGAAACATAAAGTAAGCCTTCAATTACTCAAGGAGTTAACATGAGTGAATTAAGTATCCATCAAGTGACTGATGTAAAAGTCACAAAAAACCAGCATAAAAGCTTTATGTGCGTTACAGTTATCACAACCTCAATAGATCATCGAGGTATAACAAACATCGATAAGCAAACTTTCTTTTCTAAACATAAGAAACTAAAGTTTAAGGTCGATAAGATCCGCACTGTCTAATAACTCCTAGGGTGGGCGTTTTCGCCCACCCATTAACCAACGAGGTAAACATGATAAAATTTTTAAAAAACTTTGGAGTATATATTTTAGAGTTTATGTTTTTACTTACTATCTTCGGATTCGCTTGGTTTATTCTGGTCGCTTTCGGATAGTTCTGCTGCAAGGGAGTCAAGCTCCCTTGCAGTCATCAATGACCGTTGGGGTGGGTGGTCGGGTACTCCACCCGAAGTCGCAGGCTCCCTTCCCACCCCAACGGTCATGTCTAGCCTAAATAAATATGCAGACCCATCAATAATTATGTATATTTATAATATAACAACAACCAATAAAAGGAGGCAGAAATGTCAAATATAGAAGATGCGATCCAAGAACTAGTGACAGAACAAGTTGATTCAAGTATTGATGATGCTTTAGCAAATCACTATGACTTTCAAGATATGATGCAAAGAGTTGACACATTAGAAAGTGAAAGCGATTCAAACGCCATTGACGAAGAAGATATTCTTATGAGAATAGCTCATCTTATTGTCAAAGATGATCGCTCAAATAAAACCATAGTGTACAAGACTCATCTTGATGCTCTTAACAAAGAGATTGAAGATCTGAAGAAGGCACTAGCAGACAAGGAGGAAGTAAATGGGTGAACCAATATTTCAAGAAGGCTTCGATCACGAAGCCTTCACCCAAGGTTACCAGGTGATCTCAGAACAAGAAGCATACAAAAGATATGACAACATGATTAACGAGTGCTACGGAGATATAAAAATTATGAATGTAGCTTACGAACACTCGGATGTCCTAAAAGATTTTGATGCAATCGCTTACAGATGTGGATTCAATGACTACACATCGCACCTTGAAGAAGACAATATTTTTGTCGAGGGAATCACAGAACCACCAAAAGAATCCTAGTTGGTTGGGAAGGCTGGACAGAAATGTCCAGCCACAAAAAGTGAC